ACAACAGCTTTCAAACTATCACGAGTTAATGCATCGTTAGGTTCGAACACGAATGATAGTGTATTACGACGCAACTGGCGTTTGATATACTTCATCAAACGAGACACGTTAACACGATCCATTGCGCTTGTTGTAGCAGAAGATGTTTTCTGACCCCACACAACAAATCCTTGCCCAGTGAAGAACACCAGTGGATTAATGTTGCCAGCAGGATTATTGCTATCATATAGTGAATCAGTTTGTCCCTGGTTCAACGCAATTGGTACAAACGTTGTTGGTGCACCCAGAGTACCAGATACATAACCTAGATTTGAAATACCAGTGATAACACCACGACGGAAACCAGCTGGTGCAAACCAAACATAGGAAACGTTATCACTATAAGCATATGTACGTAGTGCTACACCAGAAGGTGCAATACAAACATCTTTGCCGTCTAAGTTAGATGCTAGACCCCAAGGATAGTAGTATGCAACATGCGCTGAACGTTGACGTGCAGTGGTTTTTGCCCAACCAGTAGCAGGATTTGAAATCTGATCTGGTGTGCTGGCTACGGGTGTATCACCAATAACTAAAGCTTCTTCTTGAATATCTGTTGATAGAGCTAACATTTCATCAACACATTCATTATACCCTGGGCATAAAATTAGGTTATATTGGAATGTTTCAGAACGTACCTGCTTACCAGCTTCACTACCAGCATTAATCTGTGCTTGTAATGCTTCAACAATAGCAACACGACGTGCTGCATCGTTAGCACCCAGTGCAGTCTTGTCCAAGAATTCCTGTGTGTACTTGAAATCATCAGCTGTTGCAATCAAGAAGTCACCAGATTCTTGTGCGGTGAATTCATCAGCAACTACACCACCACCAGGGTATGTTGGGAATGAGGAAATATTTGCTGCGATATGAGTTACACCATAATAATCACCCGTTGAGGGTTGATCATATCCATTAGCGTAGATTGGTAGAGGGCTACTTGGTGAACCATGATCGTCTAAGTAATCATTATACACATTCTTGAAATTATATTGACCAGTTGTTGGATCCATCCAAGAAATAGCTTCTTCAATTAAAGAAACCAACTCTCCTGAAGTAACAGATACTTTATATCCTGGGCTTGCTGGAATTAGTTGGTTATATGTATTGTACTCATTGATGAATTGGTTGACCAAATTCTCCAGTACGACTTTAGATTCAAGGAACTTACGATCCCAGTAATCTTGCAAATCATCAAAGTTGTCGTTTAGGTTAACATTTGCACGCACGACATAAGCACGATTGCCAACTCCAAGGAATTGATTCAGTGCAAATAATCCATATTCATTACGTGCATCACCGTGGTGTTGGGCACCAGTGCCTGCATCTTCAATGAAACGTGGAATACCATACAGTTGCACACTCTGCTCAAGAGATGTAACAGTACGTACAACGTCGTATTCAAATGTACCTTCAGCATCGCTAATACCATTAGGCTGAAGTTTTTCATCTGCTGTGGCGACGAAAATAAGTGGAACGGTTGGGGCTGCGGCTGGTATATAAAAACTTTCGTCTGTCACAGTCACGGATACCCCAGGTGAGACTAATGTTGCCATTTTTTGTTTTCTCCTACACAAAGATGATTAACTAAATTTGCTTTGTGTTTTTGTTAAATATGTTGTTTTGGAATGTAAAATGTGCAATTTATACGCATTTTTGTGTTCATTCTTGTAGTATTTATGTGCAGGTATCAAAAATGTTGTAAATACTATGTGGAAAATGTATAATGCGTTATCGTTATCCAAACAAGACAGGGAAAACAAGATGTATGAAGAATTAAAGGTTAGGCTAAGACAGGATAATATTTTAACAAATAAGGGTCAAATTAATAAAAAAGCACAACACCTATTATCTATGTCTAATAGAGCTACCTTATTGTTAGAAGTAAATAATGCAACATCATTTTTAGACAAATCATCAACAGATACTTTACGAATTAGATTATATTGTATATTAAATGATATTACTGAACTACCAACATGTAAAGTTTGTGGGGGTCCTGTGACTTTTAAAGGCAAGGGTGGATTTAATAGTTATTGTGCCAATAGCAAAGAGAATGGATCATGTGCAGCAAAGGATAAAGAATTACAAGCAAGTAGATTAGATACTATACGAAAAAAGTATGGTGTTGATAATCCTATGCAGAACAAGAGTGTAAGACAACGTGCTGTTGATACGCTAGTTGATAGGTATGGTGTTGATGTTCCTGCAAAATCAACCAAAATAAGACAAAAAACAAAAAACACCCTTCTAAAGAAATATGGTGTAGACGCGATTGCCCACATTCCAAGTGTTGCGGGAAAAAGAAGGCAAACAAATATTGAGAAATATGGTGCACCAACGTATGCTGAAGGTTATCTTTCACAAGACACATTAGATGTACTGAATAACAAAGATAGACTCATCGAAATGTTGAAAGATTTTCCCAGAAGAGATATAGCAATGGCGCTGGGTATTTCTAGTACAACACTTTATAGTAGACTTAAAGCACATGGAGTCGATCTTACCGAGTATGAAAGTCAAACACAAATAACCTCTATACCACAACGAGAAATAATGGGTGAATTGGATAGATTAGATATTAAATATATTGCTAATGACAGATCATTAATTTCTCCCAAACATCTTGATATCTATATTCCATCACATAACTTAGCAATTGAGTTTGATGGCATATACTACCACTCAGAAAGATTTGGTCGAGATCGTAATTACCATTTATCAAAGACAATAGCATGTCAAAACAATAACACAAGACTAATTCATGTGTGGTCAAACGAATGGTATCAGAAAAGGGAGATAGTAATATCAAGAATACGAAATGCACTTGGTGTCACTGCAACTAGAATTTATGCTAGAAAATGTGTCATTAAAGCATTACAACCCCAGGATGTACGAGAATTTTTTAATAGATGTCACATCCAAGGATCATTACATGGAAAGGTGGTGTATGGATTATTCTTTAACAACAAATTAGTAGCAGCAATGAATTTTACTGTGGCGAGATATACAAAGGGTAAATATGAATGGGAATTGCTTAGATATGCATCTGCTTTGGATACAATTATTGTTGGAGGTGCAAGTAAGTTATTCAAACACTTTGTTGAAAATCATCAGCCAACAAATGTGGTATCATATTGTGATTTAAGATGGGGCACTGGCAATATGTATGAACAATTGGGATTTACTTTTTCTCATCGATCAACCCCAAACTATTATTATTTCCAAGCAACTTCAAATACAGAACAACTATTCTCACGTGTGCAATTTCAAAAACACAAGTTAGCGAACAAACTAGATACCTTTGATCCCAATCTAACGGAATGGGAGAATATGGTCAATAATGGCTACGATAGAATTTGGGATTGTGGCAATGGTGTTTATGTGTGGACTATGTAATTCCAGTTATATCATCCAATGTGAAATCTAATTCATACTCAAACCCTTGAGCATCTAAATCTGCAATAATATCTTCACTTGTATTTGATACCAGCGATACCATACCAACACGTGTGTAAATATGTTCAATAAATCTGCGATGCACATCAGCTGGGACAGAAATCCAAATAGGAACTGCAAATTCCAGTGTCGTTTGTATTATTCTACGTTCTGCATTGATAGGCACGTTTTCTTCGGGTCTAATGCCAACTAACTCCACTTGTGTGATTTTTGTCATATCAAAAGGCTCATCACTTGTTTGAATTTGTAGCATTGGGTTAAACACCATTAGAATTTGTTCTAACATCTGGTAGTGTTGGTCTGTATTACTAGCCCATATACTCAATTCAAAAGTAGCCCTATATGGGACAGGCATCCGTTGCTGGACAACCTTAATATCGTCAGGAAATAGCCCACCAGTTGGCATAACTGTTTGTCGACGTTCTGTTGGAACGCCCTTTCTCATATCAGGTGCCATTTCGATACCAGTTAGATGTGCACTCATTGTGGGTAGCATAATAGGCTTATTTTGTGTGAATTCACCTTTTATAGCAGCAACCACACGATCTTTTGAAGCACTATAGATGGTTGTTGGAATAAGTCTTGGTTCTGTATCTTCATTCCAACCAACTTGCACCTCTAACCCAGCGAATATTGCCATAAACTGCACCAGATAATTTCTTAACTGGTGGTTGTAGTAATATGTTCCTATTGTGTTTGTCATTCGTCACAACCCTCAACGTTTTGATTATCACGCAATATATCAGTAAATGGGCGCTTCCCTGTGGCGTTCAAATATTCTTGTAGTCTAGGTTTCTGAGGATCATATTCTGCTCTTCGATCCTTTTCCAAAAATACCCATCTACCTTTTGCTGTTGAATATCTGTACAATCTGGCTGGCACATCCTTCGATAATCCTTCATATACCAATCTGTGATAAACACCATTTGTTGGACTGTCTGGAAAATCGGCACCTTCTGTAAATGGTGCATTATTGGGTGGCATAGCATCTTCAATATATAGTGCATTGTCTGGATTTAGACCAATCTTACGAATTTGTGGTAGCCCTTGATCGTCTGCAGTTTGCAGTTCAGCGTCTTCCCACTTTCTAATCGTGCTTGAAAATTCTCTGCCTGATTGTGGCACCATATCTTTGGCAGTAGATTGAATTGTTTGTCTAACATCTGAATAATCCTGATGATTGGGATCGTATCCAGTGCTTTTATCTATTAGACCCAATTCATCTGGCAATGTATTTTCAGCTAAATCACCAAATATATCTTGTGTTTCTTGTGTATGCATAGCAGGTTGTGCTATGACCTTAAGCAGTGTTGGTTGCCATCCTGGTGTATATCCTTCTGTACTCCAAGAAACATCTGTTAC